AAAGAAAAATATCGCTTTTCTGTTGATAAAGTTTCTTTGCTTTGGAAAAATATTCATAACCGTCGTATTGCCATAATTGAGCGTTTCTTAAATCGTTTAAGAATCTGTCAACGTCAAGTGAAAACTTTGTATCGGTATTATTGACATTTTGCAACTTATTGAGTAAACTATATATAGAAGATGAAGCATTGCTGGGTGTCGTCTTTTGACTATTCCCAGTCTTGAACAATGTTTCATCTTCTTTTTTATTTAAAATAGGCATTTCGTGTAAATAAGTGAGCTGATGACTTTTATCTAAGCAATAAAAAAGTCGTCACGAACGATATGCAGTCCGTGACGACGATGGCGCAGATGTGGGGATCGCCCATTGAAAGCTAAAGCTTTCTTCGGCACGCCCGCGGGCACCGAAACAGTCCACCGGACTGTTTCTATCCTTCGGATTGCCCTGTTCGAATCCCGTTCTTTACAGCAAAAATAAAAAGCCGCAAAAGCGGCTCTTTATTTTTGGCGCAGATGTGGGGATTCGAACCCCAGAAGCCTCGTTAAAGACTTACACGATTTCCAATCTCATATTTTTCTTGTAAACACAACGGGTTTTATAGCAAGTACAACAATAGTAATACAGTATATTATTAGTGATACAAAAACGCCCTCGGCTGAGTAACCGAGGGCGTTTCTAATGAGATACGTAGTTTTGGCATCGGACTACGTAACATTATAATATCAATTATATTATGCTTTGTCAATGTTTTATTACTTTATACGAATTAATCTTAGCATAAGCTACTCTGCCGGTCTTAACGACCTTAACCTTGTCAACACTTGCGCTGATATGCTTTTTAACGATTATTTCAGTTTTCGGCAAATACTCATATTTAATTCCTGTAAGGTTTTGCTTTTTGTAAAGGTAAGTTTTGCCTTTTAATCTATAATGCTTGCCGACGGTTGTTTTGTATGTAACCTTTTTCGGCTTATCGGCAACAACTTTAGTTGTTGAAAGATACGCACTGCTCACCCAACCCTTAGCCGGAGATGAAATGTAAGACCAAGAGCCACTGACTTTGGTAACAGTAACCTTTGCGCCTTTTTTGAGCTGAGTTAATACTTTTGATGATTTATTAGCTTTTGCTCTGACATTGAGCGACTGCGATTGAGTAGCTACATACTTAGTAACATTCTTCTTTTTCGTTGAGGTTTTCTTTACATAATCATTTGAGAAAATCCAATAATTAACGGTGTTGCCATATTTTTTAAAATTTTTCTCACTGACGAAAACAGTGTTACCACTAATCTTAGCACCTGCAGCCTTTCTGCTCGGCGTGTTGAATTTGGCGATGTAAGAATAAGGGTCGTATACAGAAATAATGCCGCCATTGTAACCTACAAGCACAATGTAATGTCCTGAGGTTGTAAATAAGCCGTAATTGCAGGATGCGACGATAAAGTAATCAGATACGCCGTCCTTGTTCTTATCCTTTTTCAAATAGTTTAAGGCTTTATCAATATTAGAGATCGTCGCATATTCCTTAAAATTAAAATAGTCAGCCACAAAAGACCAAGCCGACCACGCAGTACCGTTTGATTTTGTGCGATAGCCATTATCAACAAAAAGCTTTGCCATTGTTGCAGGCAAAATAGCACCTTTTGAAGAGCTTACAACCATTGCCGCAGAGGTCGGACCACAACCACTTGATTTAATCGTTTGCGTTTTGTTTTTTGAGCTTGTATAAGGTTTTTCCGCCCAACGCCTGTCAGCCTGATTATAATATGTAAGACCTTTGCAAGCACCAAGGAGTGCTTTACCCTTGCCTGTGTTTGTGCCGTCATAAGAAATATTTTCCTGCTCAACAACAGCGTCCTGCTCAATCAAACTTTCATCAACAACAGTGCTTTCATCTTTAGGCTTTGCGATAATAGGCTCATCAGTGCCGACATCCTCGCCGTTTTCAACTTCGTCCTTAGTTTTCTCTGCTTCTTTCTTAACATCAGCAGAAATAGTAACTTCGGGTTCGGTTGTTTGCTCAACGGTAGTCGTTTCTGTCGGTTTTGTTGTGCTTTCGATATTTGAATTATTACAACCACAAAAGATTGATATAATCAAAAGCAACGACATAATCACTGACATTACAGCTTTATTTCTTTTCATTATTCTTCACCTCTTCCTCAATTTCCAAAAATGATTTAATTGCATTCTTAACTGATTCAAATACTCGTTTAAAAAGCTTATCGTAGCCATACATTGCACCGTAAGCAATAAAGAACGAGCCGACAATTGCGCCGACAATGATATACCAAACAAGCTTGAACGGTACAATCTGACTTGCCGCAATGACTGTTACGAGTGTTAAGAATAAGGAAACACCGAATACAATCAAATTATAAGCGATATTTTCCTTATCCTTAAATACGGATTTGATAATTTCCGTAATAATTTGTACTGCTAAAATAAGCAGCGCAACGATAATAAGCGATATACATAATGTTTTCATTGTTTTACCTCCTCTGCCGTTTCAGGCAGTTGCATAGTTTCATTATAGATTTTAGTTATTGTTCCGTTTCCGCCAAGCGAATGATAAGCAGCATAAGCCTTTGTTAAGGCATCTTTAGCATAAATGGGGCAATATTGCCTTTGAGTGTATTTGTCGTGCTGTCTGATTATCTCGGCACGAAGCAAAGAAAGCATACCCTCTTTAATTGCCGTATCTTTCTTGTGTACGCCTTTAACATATACGATTAAACCACTTACGCAAGCTGCTGTAAGCGAAGAAATAACGGTAGTGATTATTGTTGTTGTCATATCATCACCTCGGCTTGCTGTTGTTTTTCGATTTCTGCCTTTGCCTCAGGCGTAACTTCTCGCCAATTATCGGCAGAGAGCAAAGGCTCTATCCCCCGCATTTTTTCGTTGATTTTATCTGCGAGGGCGTCGAGTTTTGATTTGTGAAAATATACTAAATCACTCATTCTGTGCCCTCCAACTCTCTGATTTTTGCACGGAGTTTTTCCGTGTAGGCTATCTGCTCTTGATATTCTTCTACAGTTGCAACTCCCATAGCAATTTTCACGCCTATGTAATCATAGCTTGCAAGCTCCTGCTTTAGTGCTTGAATTTCAGCCTGTGGGTCAGGTGTAAAGATTTCATCTTCGACATCAAGATATTCACCATTAATTAATGCTCTACTCATTTGCTGCCACTCTCCTTTTAGCCCAAATGCGTATTCTCGTTCCGGAATTAAATACCGAAGTGTCAACATCAAAATAAATCCCGATTGTATCATCAACCGCTTGAAAAGCCTGCATCGCTCCGTATCTAATTGCTTTTTGGCTGTTCTTTATTCCCGAATAACTGTAGTTCACAATTACATCTTCGTTCATTTTCTGTGCGTGAATAACAGAAAGAACGTGTGATGACAATTTATCAACATATATGTTATTTGCGCCCCAAAGTATTGAGCGTAGAAAACCACTTGTAGAATGGTTTATCTGTATAAGATCATCGTTGGTAATTTCTATATGCACTTCAACTGCGTTTTTTATTTCATATTCGATTTTATTTACTTCCTCTTGCACCGTAGTATCTACTGCCAACTCCCACTTTTCGGATGAGCCTTGTTCTCCCTTTTCTCCTTTCGGACCGGGAACGCCTTGCGGCCCTTGTATTCCTGCGTCGCCTTTTGGTCCTTGTTCGCCCTGCGGTCCTGTGTCACCTTTTGTTCCTTGTTCACCCTGCGGTCCTGTGTCGCCTTTTTCACCTTTAAGTTCGCCGTTCGCAAGCTTTGTTTCAAGCATTTCGGATATATCATTAGCTCGCTTAGTAGCCTCTTGTGATTTAACCGTTTCACTCGCAAGCGCCGAATAATCAGACGTTGAGGTTATCCTATTTTCGTCACTTAGCACGTCATACACCTCTATATTAAATCTCGGTGTTGTTAAAAGCTGAGCGCCTGCTGCATTTGAATCGTATATCCTCAATTCACACTCAACAGTACCTGCTGCCGTAATAAGCTGCTTTTCGACGTCAACAATAGCCATTCCGTTTTCAATAGTGCAATCCTTATATATCACATTACCGTCAGTCTTTTTGCCATATATTGTAGCAATCATATCACCGCCAAGTATAAAGGCTTTTCCGCCGTCGGTAAGGGATATAACTATCCTTCTTGAATTAACATCATTAAGCTTAACGTCTATGCTCCATTGTGCGCCGCTTTTCTGCAAATCAAGAGATTTTCGATAAACTTGTTTTTCCATATAATCACCTCTTGAAATAATTATACAAAAAGAACGAGGGTGTTTGTCACACCCTCGCCGTTAATTATTTGAGCCAATATTTATTTATATAATTAATAACATCCGTTCTATTACCATACAATCCTGTTTTCGTCATTATAGTAATTATCTTAGCTTTTTCATCAGCATTGCCATTAATGAATTTCGCTTTATATTGATTGGTAATAGAAGTTCTGATACCAAAAACGGCATTATCCTGCGTCATACCGTTAGCAACTTTAGCCTTAATTCTGTTATCAACATAATTACGAATGTTCTTGGTATCGTTTGACTTAAACGCTTCAACCATTGCCTCGGTATTATAAGACGACGCTTCCCAATTTGTAAAATCCTCGTCATCAAAATAGCCTGTTGATTTAAGTTTAGTTTTAATTTGGCTGCGTTTTGAATTATCCGCAGCTAAATATTCTTCCTTAAAAGCACTCTTTAATGATGATTTTATGCTTTTTTCAGCCTCTGTCTTTGTCTTGCCGTTGCTTATATCGGTTGCAATATTGCCGTCAATGACAGTTTTCAAAACCGATTTATCACCGCTGCTTAAAGCGTTTATCAAGTCAGTCTTGTTATAAAGCTTACTGTCTTTACTGTCCTGCTCCTCGTCAATCTCGACCGTATCGATTGCTTTTTCAACAGTTTCCTTATCCGTTCCGCTTGATATAAGCGTTTCAAGCGATTGCTTATATTTTTTGTCGTTGCTGTCTGCCTTATATCCTGCTGCCTTTTGAATTTCGGAAGAATAGGCTTTAATTGCTTTATAGGCAAGTTCGTAATCAAAGCCGTCGCTTTCAAGCTCTTTAGCGGTGTTAATTGCCATGCCAATATCTCCGTCAAGATATGCAAGGCCTGCTGTAGCAACTCGCTCGTCATTTTCTATCAATCCCTTTTTGATGTAATTGTCGGGGTCAGAAACATTATCGGCAATGCGCTTATACATTTCCTTGTTGCCGTCCTTAATTGCCTCATATATCATTTGTTGCTTGTCTTTTTCAGGAAATAGGTCAAGGCCGAATACGGCAAGTACATCATCGGAAATTAAAGCCTCTTTAATTTCCGATTGTGTAGCTTCTTTTGCCATTGAAGGATTAAAACTGTTTCCGTTCTTTGCACCTTTGATAACATTTTCCACGCTATTAATATCACGAATTACGTTTTTTATCGGCAAGCCGAAAAATGCGCCAATCGAGCCGGCAAGACTTTCGATTTTTTGTGTATAAGTAAGATTGTCACTATTCAGATTGTGAATTGAATTATACAAATCACTAAACACCGACATATCTGCCCTTGTCACATCATAGCCTTGGAATACAGATATAGCGTCTTTAAGAAAGGCTATTTGATTAACAGGGTTAGCATTGTCAATAAAATTAGGAATAAGCTCAGCAATATATTTTTCAGCATACGTTTTATCGTCATCATCATTACGTGCGGCGGTTACAATTGATTGAAGAAGAGCGTTTATAACACTTGCAATAACAAGTGAAGCAACAATTCTCGTAGCTTTTCCCTTGCTAAACTTTCCACGCTTTGCCTGAACGGTTGCATTGAAAAGCATGTTAAGGGAAGTCGTAGGCTCTGCCATAAATGCAGTCGCCATTTTAACGGCTCCGTTTTTACTTCTCATTAAAGCCGAACGTGAAAATACCGAATCATATACCTGTGTTTTTGTTATAACCTCAGTAAATCGTTCGCCTGCTTTTTGCAAACTTTCCTCTGTTGATAAATTAGGATATTTATCCTTTGTTTCCGCCTTGCAGGCATTCCATATATGCGCCCAAGTCACCTCGTCGGCCTTTGAAGCAAAGTAGCCGAGTGCTTCATCTCTGAACGCTCCGTCTTTAAAGAATGCCGCAATCTTTTCCTTACCCTTATAATCAATATTATTAAGATAATCAACTGTACTTTGAGCCATATTGGTATCGAAATATCCCATTTCCTTAATAATAGCAACAGGAGCATATTTCTTTATTTCGTCATAACTGCGCTTCGTAAATGTAGTTTTTGCAAAATATTTGGTATCAATGATTGATAACGCTCTGCCTATTGCCGACGGCTGCTGAATTGCAACGGAAGCGGAAGCAAAAACAGCATTTTTCTTGAACATACTTGTAAGTTTATCAACAATATCTGAGCCTGCTTCATGTACGACACCGCCGTTAAGGTCCTCAAGCAAATCGCTTATATATCCTGTTGCCTTTTTGCCGTATGCATTTTCCACCAAAGTTCTGATAGAATTAAACTCGTCGCCGTTGCTCGAATGATAATTATAAACCCGGTCAAAATTTTCAAGTGGCAAAGCAAAGGCATTATAGCTTGCCATTTCATCAACGTGGCTCGCCCATACGTTGTCAAATTCTTCAAGTAAAAGCGGATTTTTTGCTTTTTCAACAATCGCATTAGTAAAACCTGAATTAATGATTTTTTTAGCGCCAATAGTTTCCATACTGCTTCTGTGCATGTAGTTTTTAGCGGTACGTGCAGGATAATAATTTTCTTCCTTAAAAAGTTCAACGTCATATAGCCGTCTTGATATCTCGTTGCCCTTTTCCGCCATATCGGTTGAAAGATATTTAACCATATCCCGAACATAATTCCTTTGTTCGTCGCTTAGCATTGACCTGATTTTTGATATATCCGAATAACTAAGTCTGTGAGTTAAACTGTCATTCCACTTTGAGCTTTTATCCTTAAGCGTTTGAATAGCACTTTTAGGCTTATCAGTCACTACAATACCGCCATGGATAATATGATTAAGCGTTTGCTTTCGATTGCTCATTGCATATATCGCCATTAGCTGTTCAAGGTTTAAATTAAGCTTGTCGCCTAATGAAGTTGTTATATCATAACGTTTCTTCCTATCCCAGCTTTTCCAATCGTATTTTTTTCTGACATCATCAGCGTAATTTTTGCTGTTGTCTATCGTAACCGCCCATGTATCCTCACCCTTTCTGACATCACGGTAAAGTTTAAGCAACTCATCACTGCCAAGATATTCAAAAAAGTATTCCGGTTTCATAGAGCCGTATTTAATTGAATCAATAATACCCTTGTCTATCTTATACTTTGCATTTACTTGTTTAAGTTCTTCCTCAACCTTAGAAACACTCTGTTCGATAGTTTTATTTCTTTCGGAATAGAATATCTTATTAACATTATTGCACACTTGAACAGTTGTGCGCACAAGGTCATCCACCATTTTAAGCTCGTCAAGTGTCAATTGATTAGCATTCCTGTCGCCAATCATTGTTTGCAACTGTTCAATATAGTTTCTGATATATCCGTTATATGCTTCGGTCACCTTTTCGTAATCGTCATTATTATTCAGCGATTTAAAACTGCGGTCGAGTGCATAAAGCTTTGAATATATTTTATCATCAAGCTTAGTACCGAATGATATAACATTTACTATTCCTTTGACTGCTTCAACAATATTATTAGGAATATGATTTTTCTTATCCTGCTTTGCAAGCTGTGCAAGTCTAATTGTGCTTTTTTGAAAGCTCTTATAAAGCAGACTGCGCTCACGCTTTTCTTTCTGATGTTGCCTATATTCAGCCTTATACTCAACTGTATCTCTATATAAGTTCGACCTATAATCTTGATTTTTTCTTATCTGCTCTTTGCGAAATTCAGAAAATTCCTTTTTATGCTTTGCTTTTTCGTCAGCGAGCAGCTTTTGATAGTCGCTTATTTGCTGAGCATATTTCGACCTTGCTTTTAAAAAGCGCTTTTCGTTTTTATCCGCCTTGGTCTCATAAAGATTAGTCTTGAAATAATAAGAAAGAATATCATTAGCAAGGCTTTCGAGATATTCTTCCTTGCTGTAGCCGTAATCGTTTTCAATAACCTTATCCTTATAAGTATTAACCATATCAAGAAGCGCAATCGGCATATCCTGCGAATTGTCACTCGGCATTAATCCGCCGAATAATTCTTCCATTTCATTAGCCAAATCGTCAAGCGGTATACCATTTTCGGTAATGTTAATCTTTCCTCTTGCCGCATTCTTATACTTGCCGTAAGTACCGAAATAATACGAAACCTCTTCCTTTTGCTTATCGGATAGCTTAATTTCTGTATTCTTCAAATAATCAAGCATTTCCTGTTCTTCCTGCGTAGGCTGATACTTAATCTGCTTTTCGTTTTCAACAAGCTTGTTTGCAAGGTCGTATGCAGCGTTAAAGAATTGCTGAGAAGTGTCGAGCGTGTGCCAGCTTTTCATTTCCTTTGCCACGTCAACGCCTGTCATACGTGTAGGCGTAAGCTTAATGATTTTTCTTGCCGCAATTAACAACGAGTTTGTGCTTACCTCTCTGCCGTTAGTAAGCTCAAATTGGTGTTTTAAAACCTCGTTAATTTCCTTAAGGTGCTTGTTTTCACGCTTAAGCTCTGCGTAGTCGGCATAGTCTACATCACGAGAAAACAACGCACTTTCGCCGATATTTCCCTCAGGTCTGCTACTGTAGCCATAATGCTTAAGTACACTTTCGGGAAGTATATCAGGAAAATAATTATTGACATAATCGAGCAAATTGGATATACTAATTGTAGAAGTAGTAAGAGCTGTGCCGTTTATCGGTCGAAACTCTGGCTCGTCAAGAGCGGCTACTTCTTTTTTTGCGTTCACTGCATATAGTACATCTATTGATTGAATTTCATTGCTATGCCTATTCACTACAAAAGAAACTACATAAGGTTCATTATTATTATTTTTAGCTATGCCAATTAAAGCATAGCTATTTTCTATATACTTATTTCTTGGTACAAGTTCATTAATTCTAATCGAATTTTTTAGTATATTTCCAACATTTATGACAACCGGAGCATTTATACTGAGTCTTCTGTCAAGTGAATGTCTTATTGCAGACTTTGAAACAATAATATCCGTTTTAATATCATCAACATATATCACTACATTTCCATTTTCGTTTACTCTTCCAATTTCCTTAGCATTATTAATAGCAGTTTCAATTACATTTTTCCTGCTAATTGAATTTGCTTTGTAATCAATGCTATCGTCAATTTCAGTAATTTTCATATCCGGCTTTTTTATCAATTCGTTATATGAGTAATTAACATCACGAGAAAATCTAATATCTTCATTTTCTGTTGGAGTAAGATTATCGGCAAGCTTAATTTGATTAGAATTAAATGCTATATATTCTTCATCACCATTATTCACACCGTCATAACCGAGACTTTCAAGATATTCTCTTGCTTTAACACCGGCATTATTCTGCCCTTGAAATTTGCGCAGCGCTTTATATCCCATTTGCTCGCTTGCAGGATTGGTAATATTGATATAATAAGCATTAACATTTTCGCCGTAACCTTTAGCGTCAAGCTCCCAAGGACTGAAAAACATTCCCTGAATATCCATATTTGCCCTGCCCTTTGTTTTATCGAAAACAGTAAAGCTTTCAGACGTTCCGTGATACACCTTTAACAAATTGCCGTCCTCGTCACGCACCTTTGAATTTTTGAAATACTCCGCCTGCTGCTGTGTAAGCTTATTCCCGTCGCTGTCAACGTCAAGTGAAAATTTTGTATCGGTACCCGGAATATCAACGTTTTCCACTTTTGTATATTTCTTTAAGTATTTGTCATAATTAATATAATCATCACCAATTTTATAAATTGGTTTACCCAAAGAATTTTTGCCATAAGAATTATCAAATGCAGTCAAAAACTCTTTACCGTCATACTGCACCGTTTTTGTTTGCAAAGTAAATTCTTCCCACCTTGCTTCACCATAACGCTTATATCCTTTTCGTGCTTTGCCGTCAAGATACCAATCGCAGCTTGATATTCCCTCACCCCAATGGTCACTTCCTCTGACAACTCCGTTTTCATTGTACCAATATTCACTTGAAATCTTACGTTTGCCGGTCTTATCGAAATAATAGCTCACATAATCCGGCTTGCCCTTTGGTCTTTTTGAAATTTCTTTGAAATCTGCCAAAGTATTAACATAAAAATTATTTTTATTTGCAATTCCGCTCTGATACCGTTGATAAAGTTCCTTTGCTTTGGAAAAACATTCATAACCGTCGTATTGATATAATTGAGCGTTTCTTAAATCGTTTGAGAATCTATCAACGTCAAGTGAAAATTTTGTTTCATTATTATTGACAGACGCTTTATTTTGTGTTACATTGTCATTAGATACAGGAGAAGCAAGCTCGTTTCGGACGTAAGATTGAGGGACGTTTTCAGCGTCATTTAATACTTGCGTAACTGTATCGTTTTTATTTATATAAGCACTTATCACCCAGAGTTTTTTCCATTTGCTTTCTGCGGCACTTTCTATCAAATAGTAAGTGCCGTTAATTTTTTTCTTGAATAATATAATTTGAGCAC